TGTTTGAACTGGTGTAAAACTAAGTTTAGTTGTATCAATGCTGTTAGCAACTATCTTGTTTGCTCCTAGGGTGCCATCTGTTACTAATCCACCACTAAAGAAGTTTGTTTGTGCTACAAAACTTGTGCCATTGTGTATATAACTTGTTTGGTCATCATTTGTGGTGTCTGTGACAATAACTATGTCATTTTCTATTGGATCTCTGCCTACCTGAGTGTTAAAAGCACTATCTGAAGGTGCGTTGGTGTTACCACTTGCTGTAAAGTAAAAATAACCTGCTACTTCTGGTATTACAATGTTAGATGCTTCGCCTAAGGCGGCTACAACATTAGCACTCAAATATGTATTTGATATACTTTGTGGTATCATTTCTATGTTTAATCCATTAACAGTAAATGTTGGATCATTACTGTCTATGATAGTAACTGGATTTATTTGTACATTAGCAGTCCAAGTGTGTGCTGAACTTGTATTACTAAATGCTCCATAGGCTTGTTCGTTACCTGTTCTTGTTTGATAATAGTATGTGCCAGTTGGTAATCCTCTCACGGTAAACTCTACTTCTGTGCCATTACCAAATGTGCTTGGTGTTGTTTTTGTGAGTAGCAACTGTTTGGTGCTCATATCACTTTGTGTATCATACCACAGTTCTGCTCTATCATATATGCCCGCGGCTGGTGTATTTGTGTTTACATCAAATACTGGTAAACTCAATAAACTTCTTTCATTGTCCACAGTTGGTGTACTTGCTTGTCCTAATCTATTGAATAGACTGATATCACTGTTAGGTGCCGGTGTAAACTCTGTGATAGGCTCTACTGTATACACATCTGCATTGTATTCTACTGCTGTGATATCAACTGTGATCATACCATCATCTGTTTCTTTTTCAACACATTTCATTACACGATACAGTTTATTGTTTTGTCCGTATATTTGTGTTTCATACAGTTTGATTATATCACCAGCATCTACTTGTAATGCTGAATAATCAGCAGTGAACATTACTACTAAATCATCTCTGGTTTGTCTCAGTTGTTGATTGGCCAAATACTCTGCTTGTACATTGTTGTTCACAAACTCCATTCTCAACTGCATTTGGTTATCTGGCTCATTTGCTTCACGCAAGTTAGCAGGTAAATCCACAGTTGTGTAGTTGTTTTTGTCTTTTTGGTCTTTGTCTGGATATTCTATCTCAATGCTGTTGTAAGCACCATCTAGTGCTGTGTTTGAAAACTTTAGTTCTCCTAAGATGTTATCATCATTGAACACAAAAGCACTTGCTGTGGTTTCTGCTTTGTTTGGTGTGATTTTCCATTTACCACTTTTAGCATTAAATGTAAAGAAACTGTTACAAGCAGTTAAAAGCCTGTCTAACACAGTTCTGCAATCTTCTGCTGTATTCACAATACCGTTCATAACATAACGTTTTTGTGTTGCACTTGAACCACCATTATCTGTGTAATCTATCAGTTCATCTGAGTATGTTTCTAATGCGGCTAATGTTGTGGTATCTATGTCTGCTAATGGTATATTACATCCGTACACAGAGTTTGTTAAATAATCTTGTAATACATCAGCAGGATTATCCAAACTGTTTGTCATTTCCACAGTTATTGTGCCTAAACCTGTGAGTTGTGCTTCTGGATCAAATGTGACTTTAACAATAGCAAATATTGTGCCACTGTTCTTTTCTGTAGTAGTCCAATGGTCTACCAGTGTGTAAGCATCTACACTACCACGTAAAGCATTAGCACTATCACCGTCTCCATCATACACATATACCTGCACATTGTTGGCATAATCTGTGCTTGTTGTACCATCTTCATCTGTTGTGCGTATAACATCTGGTGATGTTGAACTGGCAAACTCTAACAGTTTGTCATTCCAGTATATATCGCCTAATGTGGTTGTGCCTGAAGTCTTTTCTCCAAGTGTTAGCACATAAGTCATTGTTTGATTGTCTGATGTTATGGCGGCATCTGTTACTATACCGTTTTGAAAGGCGTGTCCGTATACCACTGGTACACTATAAGAAGGTGAGGGCGAGAGTTGAACCCTCGTCCCACCATTTGCTCCTATGTTGCCGGATGGTATATCTGGCATCAACGCCTTACTTACTCCTCTACCTACACCGTAAACTAATGCTCCTGTAATAAGAGCCGCACCTGCTTGTATGGCAAATAGTGCCGCGGCACCACCACTACCTACTAACACTATACCTGTGTATACCAAATAGTTAAATGTGGCGGCTATAGCCGAAAATACTGCCATTTATTGTTCTCCATATACATAGTTGGTTTCTATTGGTGTCCAACCACGTTTTTGTAAATCTTTTATTGGTGAGTTTTCTAGCAATGTCATAGTAAATGTGCTTATAGTTTTATCTTTTACCATCTTCTCACCTATTTTTGTGTATTCTTTTAGTAATCTCAGTCCAGCACTACCGTTTCTGTGTTCTGGATTTACCCACCAAACAAGTTCATTCATTATTTTGACTTTGGGCAACCACATATCTGGATTGATTATAGCCATAAACACTCCTGCTATCTCTCCATTTTTATGTGCTAACAATATTAATCCTCTGTTTCTAACAGCATCCAGTATCTTTCTCACATAGTGATCATTGTACTGTTTTGCTTCTACTTGTAGTCTACCAAAAGGCTGACTGTCAGCAAACTTTTTTAATATTTCAATAATAGCATCATCATCTGCTACTGTGGCTCTTGTTATCTTCATAAATCCTCATTATCTTTGTGCGGTTCTTCTGTTATTACCTGTAGTACCTCCACCACCTGCTGAGCCTGTGGTGTTTTCTCCATATCCTTTACCAAAATCAAAAGCAGTACTTTGTAATACTGCTGTTCTATCCCAACTTTTGTCATTTGGGTATAGTTTTTTCATATCTTGACTGTTTGTTCTTCTGCCTGAAAATCTCTGTTCTAATATATTGTTGATGTTACTGCATTGTAGAGTAACACTATGATAAGTGTCTTCACTGAACTGAGTTCTTGTTTCACTTATACCGTAGTTGTTTATAATACCACTAAAACGTAAGTATATGCTACTCAAACTACCGTCTGCTTCAATAAATCCTCTTTTTATTTTTATTGGAGCACCTTTTACTTTGCTGTTTAACACCAAACTAACATAGTCTTGGTCAGTTGGTATACCCATAAATGTTACACCAATATCACCATTGCTTACTCTCAGTTCATCTGTTATAGAACTAAGTCCCATCAAACTGCCCAGTGCAGTATAACTGTTACCGTCTACTGTATAAGGTTTATATGTGTTTGCTATGTAATATGTTGTGCCTTCTATAGGACCTAACTCAATAAACAATACTGCTTGTATGTTATCGCCTTGTACTGAAGTTATAGTAGTAGCCATTAAAGTATAACCTCTACGAACTCAAAGTTACCATCGAATGTAAACAGTTTACCTGGTTGTAATGTGTGCGTTGGTGCAGTTAAACATTTAACGTGGAATGTACAGTTGTTAGCAACGTTTATGCCTGCTCCAACTATGTTATTACCACCATCACTACTTGCTGGATATATGTTTCTGTGAACTGGTACATCAACTAGATTTAGTGTTATATCACTGGCTGTGACCAATGTTGTTACTTCATATGTGTATCTACTGTTTGCTGGTTGTATGTAATCACCAACATCAAATAGTGTATCTGCAGGGTCTATGCCTGTTACACCTGAAGTGTCTAATGTTAATGTAGCACCACTGTAACTGTCTATGTCTATGTCGCCTAACTGAGTGCTGTCTAATGTGCCAGCATAACCCATAATGTAAGCCATACCACTTGTTTGACTGAGTGTTATTTCTTCTTCTACTGTTCTGCCTTTTTGTTGTAGTATTTGCAACATTGCTCTGTTTGTGGCATTCCATTCAAATGCTCTACTAACTGAAACGTTGAATCTGTATATTGCTTCGCCTCTGAGTGCTGTTTTTAATCTGTTACTTCTACTCATTGTAGCACTTGATATAGGCTTGTTGTTTATTTGTATTGTTGTGGCGTTATTTACTATTGTTTGATAACTCATTAGAATCTCCTACCTGAAGGCATATTTTGTGCTCCTCTACTTGCTACTGCGTGTATAAAATCTGGATCTCTAGCAACTAAGGCTTGGAAACTTGGTGCGTCTACAGCCTGAATATTGTATGTGACATTTTGTTGTGCTCCTGCTCCACCAAACTTACCATTAGGTACAATATCGCCTGCTTGTTTTGGCATAAACAGTTCTGGTCCATCTTCTCCTACAATGTAAGGTTTATTTTTCATTACTGGTCCACCAAACTGTCTTTTTGTTTTTGTTAGATTACTTACACCACCACTTGGAGCAAATGTGGCACTATATCCAAAGAATCCAAATATTGCTTGTAAGGCAGTTTGTACTACCATAAGTCTTATAGTGTCAGCAATCATTTGTTTTATTGCTTCTTTGAATGTGGCTTTTAAACTATCAATAGCATTTTCACCTTCAAATATTGCATTAGTTAAATCATCTGCTATAGCAGTATCTATGTCTTTTATAGCATTTTGAAATACAGCCAATCCTATTTCTGCTTGAGTGAAACTTTCTTTTAGTTCTTTGACTAACATATTGTAGTCTTCTAAATCTTGTATTCTATCGTTGTCAAAGGCTTCTTGTATTTTGCCCATAACACTATTAAAATCTTCAAAATCATCAACTTTAGCAATGCTTTTTCTAATGGATTCTATTTCTTCTGCTATAGTATTTTTAGGTTTTGTTTTCCCAAACATTCTATATATTGTATTAAGATTTTTTTCATATTCCAAGAACTGTTCATTAGTTTTAGGATCACCCATTAGTTCGTTTAATCTTGCTATTGCGCCTAAAAAGTTTTTATCTTCATCATCACGAGTCATTTCCCCTAGGCTTAACATAAAGTTTGTTATTTCTGTTTGTAATGCTTTTGCGGCTTTGGCGGCGTCGTCTGCCTCTTTACGCATTATTGCTATAGGATGATCCTCTGGTAAACGTGGACCTACAAATAAATCATCTATTGTTTTGTATAACTCGTCAACTCTTTTTTCTAACTTTTCTAACTCTTTTTGGTCTCTTTTGATATTCATTATATCTAATAAGAAACTGCCTTTTAGATCGGGGTTTTGTATTCTTAACTGTAACTCAGTTATTTTTTCATTTATTTCATTAATAGCCTTTATTGTGGCTTCTTTGCCTTGTTTAGCAATCTTTCGTATGATGTCTGATTCTTTTAAATCTTGGATACCACTAATAGCATTTTGAACACCTTTGAATGCTAGTGCTAAACCTACAGGGCCTGCTAATACTAAACCTAAACTTCTAACTACTAATATCATTCTACCCAGCAAAGTTAAAAGAGGTGTTCCTATTTTAACAAATCCTGTTAATCTCTTTCCAGCCAAAACAAAACCTTTTTCGAATATCAGCATAAAGTTTTTATAAAAGTTTCTCAATGCTTGGGCACTGGTAGCCGCACTCTTAGACAAGTCCTTAAATCCGCCGGATATACCTACAAAGCCTTTTCTTAATATAAACGCACTACCACCTATAAACAATAATGCTTTACCAAAACTTCTTATTGCGTCACCACTACCACTTAATCTTTCTACAAAGTCTGCTAGTATAACCAAACTGTTTGCTATGCTGTCAAAAATACCTGTGGTATCTGCTATTGTTTCTACTAAACCAGCAAAACTTGTTCTTACAACACTAAATCCTTGTCCTATTGTGACATCTGTGTTTGCAAAGGCTTCGTCAATACTGCCTTTTGCTTCTTTCATTGCTCTTACGAAAATGTCGCCTGTGATTAAGCCTTGACTACCTAACTCTTTTAACTTACCAATAGGCACGTTTAGAGTTCGTGCTAATGCTCTTGCTACATCTGGTAAACCTTCTAATATACTTCTAAGTTCATCACCTTGGAACTTACCCGATTGTAGTGCTTGTCCTAACTGTAATAATGGTCCTTGTGCTTCTTGTGCCGATAATCCACTTGCTGTAATGGCTTTGGATACTGACTCTACAATACTTGCTGTTTCTTCACTGGTTATACCAAGTTCATCTTGTGCTCTTGCTATTCTAAAGTATAAGTCACCTACACCATCTAAATCACTACGCGAGTCGATGGCTATTTGTCTTATTCTATCAAACTGTAATGCCACTTCTTGAGCATTTGGATTTAGTGTTAGCAGTTTGTTCTTTAAGTTGGTAATACTATCGCCAAACTGTACTATTTCTCTAACAGCAAAAGCACCTGCTAATGTTCGTAATATATTACTGGTTCTAGATCCAGTTGCTCCTAACTCTTGTACTTCTTTGGTACTTTTGTTAATACCTCTATCAAACTGCCTACTGTCTAACTCTAGTGCTACTCTAATATCTTTTGCCATTATACTCTCTTAATGTACCTATCAGTTTCTTTGTTCCAAAACTCAATAG